GATCCACAAGCGGCCATAGCACTTGAGCAAATTTGCCTCGTTGAAAAGGTCACGAGGAATAACACGGGCGTAAGTCATTGTGCAATCTCCCGATTGTCAAGGGTGCGATAATATCGAAAGCGGGATTATTGTTACTTTGCGGGATCCATGAAGCCGTGCCGCTGCGCCTGGCTTTCGAGGAAATCCACAATCGCAAGGCTTTCATCTCCAAGCAACGTTCCGCCTCGCGTTTCTGTCCAGTGCTTGCGCGCTTGATCAAAATCGAAATTGCGACAACCTGCGATAATCCTAGGACCATCAGGAGTTGAGACTACCGAGAAAGTATAGTTATCTGATCGAACAGCGGTAAGATTGACTTGAGAAATCCGCGCATCGCCGGAAATCTGCGCATTGCCGTAAATCCGCGCATCGCCGTAAATCTGCGCATTGCCGGAAATCTGCGCATCGCCGGAAATCTGCGCATCGCCGGAAATCCACGCATCGCCGTAAATCTGCGCATTGCCGTAAATCCACGCATTGCCGGAAATCCGCGCATTGCCGGAAATCTGCGCATCGCCGGAAATCCACGCATTGCCGGAAATCCACGCATTGCCGGAAATCCACGCATTGCCGTAAATCCACGCATCGCCGGAAATCGAAAGGTTTTCTTCCTTTTCGATCCATCCACCAAGATCACCGGCGGCGACTCCAAAAGCTGCGATTGCAGTCACGGCGCGAATACGGTTGAGCTTGATACTGCCCCAAACTTTTGTCTCACCCGTAAATTCGAATTTGGCATTCTTTACCTGGGTCATTTCACTTCCCCTTAAATATTCCGTCACGTAACATCACAAATCGAGATTTGCAAGCGCTTTTTTGTCCGGTCGCTGATAAATCGTCACATTGCGGCTTTTGTGCGCTTCCACGCGCCACCAGCCGGCGAAAGCGTCATGCCGGCGACAATTGAGCAAGGCGCGCGGAATTCGCGGCACGTCAAATTGCCGAATATTGGGCGCGAGCCCGAGCAAGAGCCGCACGGCGATAAAGCTATGCGAAACCGGCTGCGCTGGCAAAATGCGCTTGAGCCAATCCAAAAGCACGCCCACGGCTTCGGGATCACCCTTCGCTGCGTCGGTCACATAGGCGGCAACCAGCTTAGGCGCCGCTTGCGCCCTGGCATCGCCGAGCGCGTCCAATTCATCTTGAGCGCGCGACGCATAGCGGCCGAGATCGAGCACGGCGCTAGGGTTTTCGACAAGCTCGACTAGCTGCGCAGCCGTGAGAGGTTGACCGCGCGAAAGCGAATGGCGAATTTCCGTTATCGCCTCGCTTGTGTTTTCGTCGAGCCGCAAAACGCCTGCCTTGTTCATCTTGCGAGCCTTCGCAAGCGAGATATGGAAGCGCTCGCAAAATTCAAAAATGTTCATCGGATTTTCTCCAAAGCCTTAACGCTCTGATAGCGAGCCCGAGCGGGATCACCGCACGCGCTGCGAGCCGTTTTGATTTCCAGATGACAAGGGCGCCAGCCGGTCGATTTGCCGACAATGAAGCGGCGCCGCTCGCCGTGAACGTCCACGGCTTCCACGCGCCAGCCTTCCAGCCCGAGAATTTGCAGCCGCAAGGGCCCGAGATTTTCCAGATTGCCGTTCATGCTGCGATCTCCCGATATGTGCGCACGTCAATCCAAAGGCTCGGCTTGTTCATGCAAGAGCGAATTCCGCCAGCATGGCGCACGGCGACACTAGCGCCGATAGGGATTTGCGTTGCGAGGTAATCCGCAGCATCGCTAGGCGAGCCTTCGAATTCGAGCGTTTCCGCTTCGCCGATTACCGTTAGGCGTGCGCCGCGATCATCTGGCGCGCTATGGCGCACGCTTTGTCGATAAATTTTGATCATGGCTTTATTCCCCTTCGCTATCGTCAAACGTCACAAACATGACAGTGCAGGAACGATAGGGGCGGAATTCGTAACCATCCCCAAAAGCGCAAGTTTCGCCGCGAATGCCGGTTAAACCTACTGCGGCTTTTGCGGCTTTCATGATCTCGCGTTGCGCGATCCGATTGGCTCGCGAATAACTGCCATCGGCCGAGCCCGTATAGCCATAATGCGTTAGCTCGGGAACGGTGATAACGGCGCGGCGCACCCATGAATAATTCGCTTCACCGCCGAATGTGTCGGTTAGCTCAACTTGATATTTATGTGCCATTTTTCGCTCCATTGAAAGTGGTTTAGGGTTGCTGTTTCCATACCCATATTCAGGCATTGCAGCCCGGTCAAGAGAAAAATTCAAATGGACGGAAAATAGTGTGCGAATGGCGGATTTCTCCGAAATCTGTTTAGGGTTGCTGTTTCCACCTCCTGCCCTAGAGCAAGCGAAACAAGGCTTGCCTTTTATGCGCGCGCGCGGTGGATAGCCGATGCTGCGCTTCGCTGCGCTACGGCGCTAAGGCGCCTTCGCTTCGCTGCGCTTCGCCATACTGTTTGCGCCCGATTGATAACCTCTAAAAATTTCAGACAAGAAAAAAGGCCCGGATTTCTCCGAGCCTTGTTTTCTGATCCGGGCGAATTGCTGGCCTTGGGATATTCACCCGCGCCCTATCCAAGCGTGAATGTTATCAAATTATATCCACGGCGGGGTTCAATTTTGAATTGCATCGCACAATTCGCCTTGATCAAGGAATTTACACGCACCCTATCCCCAAATGAGCCCGTGCCGCATTTTTGTGTAACGCAATGCCGCAAATCGCCAAAAGCCCATTTAACCAATTGCGCCCATGCATCGTAAGGCTTTTCAGGGTCCAGCCTTGCCAGCATGGATTCAGTTAAGTTTTTGACTATATAAGTTACCTGCATTTTAATTTCCTTTCGAACGTTCAAATTTCTCAATCCATGCTGCAATCCGGGAATTTGCCGCACGCCTTTCCGATTCGCGCCGCTCGTGCAATTGCCTGATCCCTGCCCGGATCCTCTGGCGCCGCTCTTCGCCGCGCCGCTCGATAAATTCCCGCTCGATTTGCATGGTTCAAATTCCTTTCTGCCAAAAAGTTGCCGGATGAAAATCCGTGCGCGTGCCGAAAGTGATACCAGACAGCGAGCCATAAGCTTTGCGCACGCGTTCCTTATATTGCGCCAGTGTCTCACCATCTTCGCTAGGCCCATAAGCGCGCCCATTTGATACGTGATAGAATTTATCCATTATCCGAATTCCTTTTCCGGTTTCGTGATGATCTCACCTTATACGGGAAATCCTAACAATTTGTAAATGTGACGCAACGGAATATTGCATTGCAAAACTGTCCCATCCTGGCACACATTGCCTTGATTATGTGACGCGGCGGAACATATATAGAGCAAAAGGGGGCCCCAACGTGAAAACCGGCCGGCAGGGGGGATACCTTCGAGCGCGCGGCCGGTGGACCGGGCATAGTGCTGGTGCGCAATACACCCAATTTTCCTACTCCCCGCTCAACTTCCGTCATGGACGTAATTTTCCTGACGTATTCCCATGCTGCACGACCGCCCCACCACACCCCACCAAATTTTTAATGCTTGCAATCAACTTCCGTCATGGTAATGTCTCACCAGCGGCCATGCTGTAGGGTGCCCCTGCGCTCAAGCTCTGGCGAGCCGTGAGGCTTGGCAGCGGGAGCATGGCGGGGACTAGCCACCCTGGCACCAAAACGGCCATCCGGGAGATCCCAACCAATGAAGAAAAACCCCAAGGCCCCGCGCCGCAACGTCGCCTCTCACGACTACGACGAAGAAACCAAAACCTTGACCGTCACTTTCGCTTCCGGCAAGCGCTACAGCTACGCCGGGGTGCCCAAGGACGTTGCGGCTGGCTTCTCTGGCGGGTCCTACCTTCGCTCGGCCATCATCGGCAAATACCCTCACACTCTGCTTGGAGATTAAACCATGTCCGAAATCCACCCTGCACCCAAGGAATTCAGCGACGACCAGCTTTCGGTTGATCCCATCCTTTGCTTTTTCCACTACTCGCACCTGCCCGAAAAGCTGCGCGGCGCTTCCAAACCGTTCTGCGATCTCGCCGGGCACATCGTCGAAACCTTGCCGCGCAACGCCGAACGCACCGTTGCCCTGCGCAAGCTTCTCGAAGCCAAAGACGCGGCTGTTCGCGCCAACCTGGGGAACTGAACCCATGTCCTTCGTCGCCCGGATGGCGTACCTACCCTCTGCGAGAAGTTCAAACCGGTGAGCGAACGCCAAATTCGAAACTGGATAAACGCTGCAATTGAGCAAATGCGCGAAGCGCATGGAGAAGAGTCATGAACCGTGTGGATCAGCCAACGGCGGATGACGTCATCCTTGACCTCCTCATCGACGGCGTCGAGCCGACGCATGAGAATCTCGTGGTGGCGATCGCCGCCTATCCCCAGCACCGCGATGCGCTGGTGGCGTTTTTCGCCAATCTTGCCGTGCAAACGGCTTTGAAGGACGAGCCGGTCCAGGTCGGTGACGCCGATATTGACCGCAACGGCCCGCCCAAATTTGACATTTGACCCAGCCACCCTAACCGACTAAAAGGGTCCCGCCTTTCAGGCATCCTCTCCCAAACTTCACAAGGTCCGGTCTGTCCCGAAATGGCGCACCGGACCTTTTCTTTTGCCATTGACCTTTTGCACGAAACCCGTCATGAACAGCACGACCAGTCTCAAGCGGGAGCAAAGATCATGGACAGGAATTTTGCCGGGAATAACCTCGGCCATCGCGACACCATCGAGCGGGCATACGCCGGGGAAAACCTCGTCGAAGCCGACCGGCCGCGTGCTGCGCTCGACGAACTCGAAAACATCGTCGCCAATGCCGTATCGAGCGCCGAAGTGATCTTGTGTGGCCTCGAAAGCCTTGCTGATCGACTGTTCGGTGCGCGCGCGGAACCCGCAGGCAAGAGCGGCGTCGAAAACTCGGATCCGGGCTGCGCGCTCGGCCGATTGCACGTCCTCACCTCGCGACTGCACGACCGCCTCAACCGGATCGACGCCGTGAAGAACCGGCTGGTTGATCTCGCATGAGCATGGACCGTATTCAGCAGGCGGGCGAACGGCTGGTAAAGCTGCGCGCCATGCTGCGAGCACGCGAAGGCCGGGCCGGGTTCGAAAAGAACGTGACCGAGATCAAGGCAGAAATTGCCCGTCTCGAAACGATCACCAAAAACCCGGCCTAAATCCGTCTTGGCTTTTCCTGGGTAGCGCCGTAAGATCAGCGCGAACCGGGAGTTGAAATTATGACGAGCGCAGCCGATTTTCTGATCCGGCTTCACAAGATCGACAAAGCCGGTCTCAAGGCACGCGATATCATCATCCTTTACGGGATCATCGCGAATCCAGGCATCAACGGCAAGGATCTTGCCTTGAAGCTCGGAATTCCCGAGCGCTCGCATATCCAACACGCTTTGATCAAGCTCGAACAAATGGGCCTGGTCGAAGATCGCCGGCAGGAAAAAGACCGGCGAAAGGCCAACCCTGCGAGCTTTCACCCGCAACCTGCCGGGCTGGCTCTATGGGACGACCTGAAACCGTAGGAGAGGTTTCCAGTGCGTAACGACATGAAACACTACCGCCTCACCTCGAAGGCGGCTGGGGATGATACGACGCTGACGCGCTACGTCCGCAACGACACTGGAGCCGTTCGGTACAAGCAGCGCCAGCCGCGCTTGCCGACGATGGAAAGCGCCTTCGTCCAGGAAGGGCGAACCAAATTCACGAAGGCAATCCGGCGCGTGGACCAACTCACCCACTTGCTCGTCAATGGTCACTCCAACGTGAAAATCGGCCATGATGTGCGCAAGGGCAAATTCAAGGGCTACCACATTTTCACGCTCTCGCTCGAAGAGCGCAAAACCTGCCCGAACACCTGCCAGCACTGGCAAACCTGCTACGGCAACAACATGCCGTTTGCCAAGCGCATTGACCACACCGACCCGGCTTTCCTGCCCGCGCTCGAACTCGAAATCGCCAACCTCATGGCGAAGCCGTGGCCGGGCGTCCTGATCCGGCTCCACGCGCTCGGAGATTTCTACTCGTGCACCTACGTTGCCTTTTGGGATCGAATGCTTCGACTGCACCCACGCCTCTCGATCTACGGATATTCGGCGCACCCCAACAAATCCTCTATCGGCTGGACCCTTCACCATCTGCGCATGGAATGGGGATACCGCGCGATGATCCGAATGAGCAACGCGCCCTATCCGGTCATGAGCACGGTCACGATTGGCACGCCCGAAAGTCGGCCGGCAAATGCCTTCATCTGCCCGGAGCAAACCCGGCAAACTCGATGCTGCGCGACCTGTGGCCTTTGCTGGTCCACCAGGAAGAATGTCGCATTTCTGGAGCACTGACATGAGCAATGGGGCGACCTTCGAAGATTGTTTCAACATGCTTTGCGGCGAAAAACTCGGCGAAGGAATTCATCGCACGGTCTATGCGTGTAAGATCCGACCTGATCTCGTGGTGAAGGTTGAAAACCAGGAAATGCGGTATTTTGCGAATGTTATGGAAGACAAGTTTTGGACCGATCACCGCTATTACAAAAAGGTGGCTGATTGGCTCTGCCCTATCGAGTTTCTAAGTCCCGATGGGCGCTTGCTGCTCATGAAGCGCGTTCGTCCGATCCACGAAAGTGACACCTTGCCTGACAAATTACCGGCCTTCCTCTCCGATATCAAACGGGAGAACTTTGGCTGGCTTGACGGCAGGCTCGTTTGCATGGACTATGCTTGGACTGTTCCGAACCCGAACACCAAACCCCGAAAAATCGAGTGGTGATGAACGACGAACCCGACCCGACTGCTACGCGAACCGATGTGCTGGTGCCAACCAAGGATCTCGCGCGCCTGCCGATGATCTCGGCCGAGCAATATCAGCACGTAGGCCGCTTCGCCGGAGCGCTGGTCATGTCCTGTTTCGAACAAATGGGTGGCTTGCCGCGAATGGCGGCATGGGCCGACACCAACCCGACCGATTTCTACACCAAGCTTTTCCCCAAGATGATTTCACGCAGTCAGCAAGTGGACGTTTCGGGAACGCTCACCATCGACGACGCGATTACCCGGCTGGAACGCCAAACCATGCCTATCGAGGCAGAATTCACGGAAGTCCAGCCGATCTATGACCTCTAACCGCCGCAGGAGAAACTGGAAATTCTCGAAAGATAACCGAAAAACATACCTCGTTTGGCGAGATATGCGGCGCAGGTGTTTCAATGAGAATTGCAGTAGCTTTTCGGATTACGGTGGGCGCGGAATAACCGTATGTGAAAGATGGAAAGAGGATTTTGATACATTTTTCCTAGATATGGGTCCCAAACCAGATGGACTAACTATAGAGAGAATTGACAACGATCAGGGATATGACCCATTCAACTGTGTTTGGGCTACCTATTCAGACCAAAATCGCAATCAACGAAGGATGGCTACGATTCATGGAACACGGTCAACCTACGTCAACCAAAATTGCAGATGCGATCCCTGCATTGAGGCGGATCGTCAATACAAGCGGGAAAGGTATCGAAAATGTATGTAAGTCCTTTCGGTAAAGCAGAAGGCTTGTCGCAACGTCTCGATAAGTGGGCCACCGATCTTAGCCTCGATCGGGCCTACCCCTGGGTCGGTCTTGGTCTGATCGCGGACCTTCGCGCCGCTGCCGCCGTGATCGACGGCCGACCGGTTCCGGTCGATCCGCACGAAGGATTGCCCGAAGACAATGCTCCGACCGAACCTAGCCTGGAGTATGACCTGTGAATGTTCAAGACACCTTGACCGAGCGCGGTGCGCGCTACGGGGATTTTGCTGATCATGCAGTGATCGCCCAGGCATTACAGGACGTAATGAGAGACGCACCGGGATGGTGTGCACTCGATCCGACTAAGCGCCAAGCTCTTTCAGTGATTGCGGATAAGATTGCCCGTATTCTCAATGGTGATCCGAATTACGCCGACAACTGGCACGATATTCAAGGATACGCCCACCTTGTCGAAGAAAGGCTTATACCATGAACCCGACACTTGCACGCAAACAGGCCGCAGCCAAACTTGGTGTTGCCATGCAGGACCGCCACCAGAAGCTTGCCCTTGCTGTGGGCGAGGAAGAAATTGCCCAAGCTGCCGTGGAACTCGGGAAGGTGTTCAACGACAACATCGAATTCATCATTTGGGTGCTTAAGCATCACGGCGGGCTGAACCCAACTCCGATCACTCCGCGCCGGGCACCGCCGCGCCCGCATTTTGGCACCGTGAACGGCGGAAATACCGCCCTGCCTGTCACGCCGGCCGCGTTGCTGAAATGAATCTACAAGAGATCGCCACGGAAGCTAGAATTTCCATCGACGAAGTGCGTGAACGCTGGCTTGCGCTCCGTGTTGCCTACTGGAAATCCGACTTCCGCCGTTTTGCCCGCGAAGCAATCCGCATTCGCACAAAATCGGGCGATCTCGAACCTCTCGTACTGAACGAAGCGCAAGGGCTTCTGCACGACGCGGCCGAAGATCAGTTGGAAACCGAGCGCTGGGTGCGTATCGCTGGCCTCAAGGGTCGCCGGCAGGGTTTTTCGACTTACGTTGCTGCTCGCGGCTACTGGCGCGCGACATTGTGGGATCGCCAACGAATTTACATTCTCTCGCATGAAATGGCGTCGTCGAACGTGCTGTTCGGCATGACCGATCTCATGCAGCAGAAGCACCCGTTCCCGCCCCAGGTCGGCACCGACAACGCGAAGGAACTGGAATTCATCAAGCGCGGCTCGTCTTACCAGGTGGCGACGGCCGGGCAGAAAGCAGGCGGGCGTGGCGGCGCCGTGACGTTCTTCCACGGCTCGGAAGCCGCCTGGTGGACCAATGCACCCGATCACTTCGCCGCGTCGGTGCAAGGTGTGGATGAAGTTCGCGGGCAGTGGGGTGTCCTGTGGCGTGAACCCCCCAATCCGCTGCCGTTCGAGCGCAACATTGGCGAAATCTATGGCTGGGTGAAAGCTCCCTCGGAAATCTGGCTCGAAACGACTTCGGCCGGGCCGACCGGGGAGTTTTGGAAACGTTATATGGACGCGATGAAGGGCATTGGCCGTTACCGCGCCGTTTTCGTGCCCTGGACGGTCCAAACCGAATATACCGAAGAGGGTGATTACACTCCGCTGCCCGAGCCGGAAGAGGAAGGCGAGCTTTCCGAACTCGAATATCAGGAACTCCACGGCTTGACCGATGGGCAAATGCTCTGGCGCCGTGCGAAAATCCATGAACTCGGCTCGGTCGGCAAATTCCGGCAGGAATACCCCATCGACGTGACCGAAGCATTCGCTGCGGCCGATATCGAAGGTGTTTTCATCAAGCCCGCACTCGTGCTCCGTGCCCGCAAGCGGGTGATGGAAGACCCTGACGCTCCGCTGATCATCGGCGTGGATCCAGCCGGCAGCGGCGGCGACCGTTTCGCCGTTGCATTCCGTCGCGGTGACAAGATTCTTCGAGTGATCCACCGAAACAAGCTTGAGCACGACGAGGCGGTGGCGTGGCTTTCCGCGATTATCGACGAGCACAATCCCAACCGCATGAATGTGGATCGCGGTTCGATGGGGCAGAACATTGTTTCGGCGTTGCGCAATCTCAACCGTTACTACGCCGATGTGGTGAAGGGGATCGACTTCGGCGGCACCTCGCGGTTCAAGCAGGCCACACCGAAGCGTGCCGGCCCCTGGAACCGCCGCGCCGAAATGTATGGCGACTTTAAGGATTGGCTCAACGAAGGTGGTGCGATCCCCGACGACGACGATCTTGCATCGGATATTAGCGGCCCCAAGCAGAAGTGGCGGGCAAATAATGATTGGTTGCTGGAAAGCAAGTCAGACATGAAGGCTCGCGGACTACGATCCTCGGACCTTTCGGACGCCTGCGTATTGACCTTTGCAACCAAGGAATTCTTTGATACTTGGAGCACGCCGGAAAAACCAAAAGGGTTCGGGGCCGGGGCAACTCCGCAATTGCGGCACATCCATGCCCCAGGTGTGGGCGGCCACGATGGTTTCTACGAGGCTGACGGGTCTTACGGCTGGATGGCGTAACAGGAGCATGGGCGATGGCTGGAATTCGTGACAACTTGGCGAGGGAAGACCGCGAGCTTCCGCGCACTCGGACCAAAACACCAAGTGGTTTCGATAGCGAAAGCGCTTTCCTCGAAGACATGCGCTCGAAATACGAATGGGGCTACGGCTTCAACGAGCACAACATCATCGCCGGCAAGGACGACGCAAAATTCGCGGTCGGCAATCAGTGGGATCCAGTGGTGGAAGCGCGCCGAAAAGCCGCCAACAAACCCATCCTCACGTTCAACCGACTGATCGCCTTCGTTGCGCAGATTGTCGGCAACCGTCTCATGAACGAGACGGAAATTCGGGTCCATCCTGACAAGGCAGGCACCAAGGAAATCGCGGAAGTCCGCGAAGGGCTTATCCGCTCGATTTTCAAGAATTCACATGCCGATTTCGCCCGCGATGAAGCCGCGAAATACCAGTGCGTCGGCGGCGAAGGCTATTTCACGCTCTCACTCGATTACGCGAACGACGATGTTTTCGAGCAAGAAATCAAGCTTTCGGCCGTTACCGACCCTTACGCGGTGGTGCTAGATCCTCTTGCAATCGAACCCTCGGGCGGCGATGCCCAATGGGGATTTGTTGGTGATGATCTCCCGCAGCAGGAATTCAAGCAGCGCTGGCCTTGGGCTGCGGAAGTCGGGTTCCTGGACGAAAAGAAATGGAACAACAGCGGCTATTGGCTGCAAGAGGATTGCGTTCGGATCGTCTCGTATTGGCGAATGGTCACGGAAGGCACCAAAGTTCTCGCGCTCTACCTTGACGGCACCGTGCATGATGTGACCGACAAGGAAGAATTCGAATATATCAATTTCGTCGAAACGCGCTCGGATGGTTCGCCCTACATTCGGGAAGTTCCGAACCGGATTGCTCGCCTCTACGTTTGCAGCGGCAATGCAATTCTCGAAGGTCCCTACGATTATCCGATTTCCTCGATCCCGATCTATCGGGTGCCGGGATGGGAAATCAACGATGGCGAAAAGGTCCACCGTTGGGGCTTGATTCGGTTCCTCAAGGACCCGCAACGGCTGCACAACTATTGGCGCTCGACCGTGGCCGAACAGCTTGTGGCGGCGCCCCGGAACAAGTGGCTCACGACGCCGGAAGCGGTCAAGGGGCACGAAGCCAAGTGGCGGCGAGCGCCGTCCAGTGACGACCCATTCCTGTATTTCAACGATGGCGAAACCGCGCCCATTCACGTCCCGCCCCCTGGTATCGACGCGGCTTTAGTCAACGAAGCCGGTATGGCGACCCAAGACCTCAAGGATATCTCGAATATCCACGAAGCCGCGCTCGGGATGCCGAGTAACGAGGTGTCGAAGGTTGCTATCCAGCAGCGCCAGATGGTTTCGGACGTGGGGACGTATATCTACGTTGACCGGCGCCGGATTGCCGACGAGCGTTGCGCGAAAAATATCAACGAACTGATCCCCTACATTTATGACACCAAGCGGATTGTCACGGTGATTGGCCGCGACGACAAGCGGCTTATGAAGGTGATCAACGACCCAAGTGATCCGAATTCGGATGTGACGATGGGTAAATACGGCGTCACCGTTTCGGTCGGTCCGGCCAGCGAAACCAAACGAGCACTTGCGGCCGAACAGATGATGGCGTTCGTCAACGCAATGCCGCAGGCTGCGGGCGTCGTGATGGATCTCGTGGCCGAAGCACAGGATTGGCCGCGTAGCGGCGAGTTTGCGCAGCGGTTTAAGGCGTTGCTCCCGGCTGGAACGATCCCCGAAGACGAGCTTACGCCGGAAATGCGGCAGGCGCAGCAGCAGAACCAAGAGTTGCAGACCGCACAGGCGCAGCTTGCACAGGCCCAAGCCGAAGCCGACCTTGCCGCCAAGCAGGCCAAGGCTTCGGCCGACGAAGCCCGCGCAAATCTGGCACAGGCCCAAGCCTACAAGGCAATTCTCGACGCTCGCAGCCGTGCCGCTGACGTGGCGGGCAAAAACGAGGAACGCAACGCAGCTATGGATGATCAGGAATTCCGTCAGGTGATGGACGTTCTTGATCAGCATAACACCCTTGCCGGCGAAGACCGGGACTTCGACGAACGCAAGGCAGCTACCGAAACCCCGGAAAATGGAGAACAGGAAGATGAGTAAGTCGGGAAACGAAAGCACCGCTGAATTCGACGATTTCATGGCCTCGGGCGATGTTGAAGTTGGTAGCGAAGTTGCAGCCGCGAAGGAAGACCAGCCGGCCAAGCGCCGTGGTCCCCCGAAGATGAAGGAAGCCCCTGCGGCCGACGACCAGGGCGATGATCAGGGTGACGACGATCAGAACGATGATCGCGGCGCGGCCGACGATCAGAACGGTGACGACCAGGGCGGCGACGACGATCAGAACGGTGACGACCAGGACGGTGAAGGTGACGACGATCAGCAGCGCCAGCGCCGCAAACCGAGTGATCGAATTCGCGAACTGACGCGCCGCAACCGGGAATTGCAGCGCCAGCTTGAAGGGCGCGGCAACTCGGAATTGCTCGCCCGCCTGGAAAATCTCGAAAGGGGCTTGCAAGGCGAAAATCGCGGTGGTAATCAGCCTGTGGAAACACCGGAGCCGGATCCCACCGACACCGACAAGTATCCCCTCGGGCACCTCGACGACCGTTATATCGAGGATAAGCTTGAATGGTTGGCCGAGAAAAAGGCCGCCGAGAGAGCCGATGCGGTCCTGCAACGTCAGCAGGAACACGAGAATGCTCAAGCGGTCGAACGGCAGCAGCAAGAAATTCTCGTAAAGGTTGATGATCTCGCGACCAAAGGCATCGAACTTTTCGACGATTTCCAGGAAAGCGTTGTTGAAGCCGGTATGCGAGGCGATTGGGTTCTGTCCCAAGCAACCTTCGAGGCGGCGCATGAAGCCGAGCACGGCGCGCAGATCCTCTACGATCTCTCACAGAATAAGGCGGAAGCGAAGCGCGTAGCCAACCTTTCTCCCTATCAACAGTTGAAGTTCGTGCAGGCGCGTGACGCGGAGATCGCCAAGGCCAAGGCTGGCCGGCGCGTTCCCCAGGCCGGCGACCCGCCCCGCAATCCGGCGCGTGGAGCGAACTCCCGCACCAGTATCAGCCCGGCCACCGACAATCTCGATGATTTCGAAAAGGCTTGGGCGAACGACGCGAAAAAGGGTTATCGTTAATTCGCGGCATCGGAGTGTTCCGATCCGCATTTCAAGGAAAGGGACACTCCGATGGGTGCAGTAACTACCGAACAGCAGAAGCTCGTTCTGAACTCGTTTGCGATGGTGTTGCAGAACAACCTCGTGACCGCCGACGCCGTTTCGTGGAACGAATACGATGGCGAAATGGACGACCGCAACGGCTTGCAGGTTCTCGAACAGACCACGCCGCGCTACACCGTCACCCGCACCGAAAACGGCGTGAAGGATCTCTCGGGCGGCACCGATGGGACCGTGTTCGGGTCGGAACTGTTCGAAGTCACCGGCACGTTCAACGCGAACATGGGCTGGGGCGATTTCGTCAAGATCAAGTCCATCGGCGATGCCCGCGAAAGCAAGGCACTGCTCGGCGCCGCCACCAGCATGGCGGAAAAGATCGACGCCTATATCCTGCAAATCGCTACCCTGGCCTCGGCCGATTGGGTCGGCGACGGCAGCACGTCGATTGACGAATGGCTGGACGCGGCTGCGGCCTATACCCGGCTCAAGGAAAACGGGGTCGATGATTCCGAACTTTCCTACATCATGAACCACACCGACGAAATGAAGCTCGGAGACCAGGTGGTGAAGCTGCCGGGGCCGGATCAGTTCTCGACCGCGACTTTCCGCAAGGGCTTCTCGGGCGAACTGAACGGTATCCGTTCGATGTTCACCAATCAGCTTCCGGTTCTCACCGCAGGCACCCGTACCGGGACCGGCGCGAACGTGATGGAAGTTGACGGGGCGAACCAGAACGTCAACTACGCCGATGTGGCGAAGGCTGGCACCGTCAATGGTCGCCGCATGACCCAAACCCTGAATATCACCGACGCCACCACGGCTGCGGCGACTTTCAAGGCGGGCGAAGTCTTCACCATCGCCGGGGTCTATGCCTACGACAACCGCAAGCAGGCTCGCGTTTCGCCCGCCCGTTTGCAGCAGTTCACCGTTGTTGCGGACGCAACGGCCGTGGCTGGCGCTGTGGCACTGACGATCTTCCCGGCGATCATCGTTCCGGGTTCGGGCGCTGGTGATAACGTCAACATCAACACCGCGCACGCGACCGTGGACGCCGCGCCGGCTGACAATGCGGATATCACCTTCCTGGGTGCGGCGAGTGCCAACCTGGCTCCGCGCTTGCTGATCCAGAAGCCGGCGATTGTTGTCAACACCGTGCCGCTGATCCTGCCCGCTTCGGATACGTCCATGCGCCGCAAGCTCAAGAAGGTGCCGATCTCGGTTCGTATGTGGCAGCACAGCGACTTCGACACTGGCGCCCACGGCGTCCGGTTCGACGTGGCGCTGAATGCCAACGTGCGGGATCGCACGCGGCTTTGCCGGGTCAACGGCAGCTAAGGGCTGCGGTTCGCCTAGTTCTCCGGGCGAATGTTGACAGGCCCCGTCTCGCTGTTCCCGCACGAGGCGGGGCCTTTTTAACCAAGGATACCAAAAATGACCGCTGTAAGAGAAAGATACCGCCCTCAACCGATGGCTGCGAATACCAGCTATGAGATCAAAGGTGGCCAAGTCGGCGGCTTTCTTGCCAAGACGGCGGGGACCTTGACCATTACCGATGCGGACGGAACTGTTTTGGTGGACGCACAGCCGGTCGCGGCTGGTGCGTATGTTCCACTACCTTTCTTGTTTCGCACCGGGGCAGGCGGCACGGTTACGCTTGCAGGGGGTGCAAGCGGCACGCTTGCGATCTAACCCATGATTTCGACTTGGGTAGGTATCCTTGCAGCAGGGGGTGGACCTGTATCTAATTGGATCCTGGCCCTCGGTATTTGGAATGATGGCGGGGATTGGATCGACACCGAAGTTTGGATCGACTAGATGGGCCAGCAAATCATCAATAACGGTGAAACGGGACTTCAAGTTCGCACAAAGATTAATGCGAACTTCACGGAACTATACACCGGAAAAGATGCAGTCACGGTCAATACTTATGCCGATCTCCCGGATCCTACTACGGTTCCGCAGCAGAAGTATTGGGTACTGACTTCGACCGGCGTTTATCTGGTCAATCGCAAGAGCAAGGGTTGCTATTATAGTGATGGGGCGACTTGGATATATCTCGGTGAATTCCCCACAACGGCAGATCAGGTAGGGAATGTCCCTGCCGGGGGTATTGCGGCAACTGACTTGCAGGCCGCGATCAATGAACTCGATGTTGACAAGTTAGCTGCTTCGCACGCAGGGAGCGGGGGAACCGCACACTCCAACGCCGTGGCTTCCGGGTCGGCGGGCTTCATGACCGGCGCGGACAAGGCCAAACTCGATGGGGTCGCTGCGGGAGCTACAGCCAACAGTTCCGATGCTGTTTTGCTTGCCCGAGCAAATCACACAGGTACGCAAGCAATTGCTACGATCCTGGCAGCTTCATCCTCAAGAATTTTCGGTCGTTCGACCGCAGGCAGTGGCGTCGGGGAAGAGTTGACCGCTGCACAAGTTCGCACGATGATTAATGTTGCGGACGGAGCTACAGCCAACAGTTCCGATGCTGTTTTGCTTGCCCGAGCAAATCACACAGGTACGCAAGCAATTGACACTGTGTTTGCTGCGGCAACTTCGCGGTTTTTTGGACGTATCACCGCAGGTAGCGGCGTTGGGGAAGAATTAACAGGCACCCAAGCGACTTCGTTGCTCGATGTTTTTACATCGACACTCAAGGGACTGGTGCCGTCGTCTGGCGGTGGTACAACCAATTTCCTGCGTGCCGATGGATCATGGGCCGTGCCACCTGTTACGGACGGTGATAAGGGCGATATCACTGTATCCAGCGGTGGTACTGCATGGGCAATTGACGCAGGTGCTGTAACCAACGCAAAACTTGCGAATGTCGCCACTGCCACATTCAAGGGTAGAACTACGGCAGGTAGTGGTTCCCCGGAAGATTTGAACGGAACCCAAGCAACCGCGTTGCTCGATGTTTTTACATCGACACTCAAGGGACTGGTGCCGTCGTCCGGTGGTGGCACGACCGATTTCCTGCGTGCCGATGGATCATGGGCCGTGCCACCAGGTGCAGGGGGTGGAGTTTCGGATGGTGATAAGGGAGATATCACGGTATCAAGCAGTGGTACTACGTGGACTATTGATCTCGGTGCGGTCACTTTTGGCAAAATTCAGAATTTGAGTGGTCCCAAAACTCTCGTAGGTAGATATACGGCGGGCGCAGGATCACCAGAAGAAATTACAATAGGAGCACCTGGTGCTATTGAGATCAGCGGGACCGAACTAGATGTTTTTGTTGATTTAGGTCGGCGTCCAGTCCTGGCATATCAAGCGGAAGGTGTAACTACTACTATTTCAGCTTTTGGCGGTGCAGCACTCACAGCTACAGGAACGGCAACCGCATCTTCTGCAATTGCAACAACCAACGACTATACATCAACCCGACTGCTCGAATATCTCGTTACGGTTGCTTCAACTAGCGCAGTGGCAGGGTTTCGATATCCAGTAAGTAAATGGTTCCTAGGAAATGTCACGAACCGTGGCGGTTTCCGCATGGCTTGCACTTTTGCACCGGCAACGGGAGTGGCGACTGCGACAAATCGACTATTTGTGGGTATGAGCAATCACACGACAGCTCCGGTTGACGCAGAACCATCAAATTCACCTAGTATAGTAGGTGTTGGTTGGGATGCTGCGGATACCAATATTCAAATCATGCATAACGATAATACAGGAACGGCAACCAAGATTGATCTTGGTGCCTCATTCCCTGTACCTACAGTTGATCGCACAAAAACCTACACACTTGAACTTTTTGCAACACCAAATTCGCCGAACGTATCCTACCGATTTTGGGACAATTCCGCACCTAGCACAATTGCGAGTGGTACGTTGACGAGCGATCTCCCCGCAGTGAACACCCTACTTTCACCTCGCGGATTTATGTCTGTTGGAGGTACGTCTTCGGTGATTGGGATTGCTTTGTCTCGCCTAGTCATTCAAGGATAGTCTATCGATAGGAGAACACCGATGCTTAAAAGTGAATGGCCCGCCTGGTTCAATAGCCCAAAAGGCGATGAAGCCGCGATTTTCGATAAGGCGGAAGATGTTCCGACTGGATGGACCTCGGGCGCCGAGAAACGCACCGTCAAGGGTTCGACTTCGTCGCACGTACCCGCCCCATCACCTACTCACACTCCGACTAAGACGAAAACCAAGAAAGGTTTGCGGCACATAAAGGTGGGTGTTGCCCGCCCGGCTCCTGAGCCGCTGGACCTGTAATCAACGGGGGATCCTTCCGTGACCTTGATTTCCTCGATCATTGCTGACGCATATCGCGAAGGTAATCTTATCGCGATCGGGCGAGATCCGAGCGATGCGCAGGTTACGGAAGGATTGCGGCTGCTCAACGCGCTTTTCAGCGCCGTGCTTGGCGACGAAGCAGGCGAGGCGCTGACTGACTGGCCTCTTGGTAACTATGGTCGAGAAATCGACGACAACACGATCACCGCGCAGCAACGGGCACATCCGAACATCAATAAGCGGTTGCTCGTGCTCAACGAAGAGCCGGTGACGGTTTACCTCACTCCGACACCCCAGGATGGTTCGAGGATGGCAATTGCCGACCCTTCCAGCCTGCTTGCCACCTATCCGGTGACGCTCGACGCAAACGGGCGCAGGATCGAAGGTGCGGCAACTCTGACACTCAACACGGACGGAACTTTCCGCGAATGGTTCTACCGCGCTGATCTCGGCGATTGGGTGGTGATCTCGTCGAAGCTCTCGACCGACGAAATGCCCTTTCCAGCAGACTTCGATAGTTTTTTCATCACTTACCTAGCTCTGCGAATTAACCCGCGCTACGGTCGAATGATGGACGAGCAAAGTCTGTCCATTTTCAAGTCCGAACGGAAAAAGTTCGTCTCGCGCTACCTGCAATCGCAACCGCTCGAAGCCAACGAGGATCTTTCCTGGCCCTTCATGAGCCGGCAGACCTACGACCGGCAGCGAAGCTTTTCTTCGACCTCGGCGTTCAATCGAGGTTATCAGGGGAATGAGTAATGCCCAAAATTCCCCTTGCCCGGCATGATGCCAGCCGTTCGGTCCTTCGCACGGCCGATATCCTTTTGCGCAATCGCTGGATCGAGCAAAATCCGGTCTTGGCCGATGATTTCTCGTATGTCGCGCGCCCCGGCTTGCAGCGCTGGATTTCGCTCGGCACGGAGCCGGTTCGCGCTGAATACCATGCTCCGGGGATTTTCAACGACGACCATTTCATAGTCAGCGGGGACGTTCTTTCCCGCGTCACGGTCAACGGTGTTCCCACGACCGTTTCCACGTCGATTGCGGGCAGCGCCACGGCCGCTGACGTGAGCATGGCCGCGACGGGTACCATCGGCGACGGTGGTTCGGCCGTTCCCTCTTTCCTGTGGATTGCGGACGGGCAGGCGCTCTACGCCTACACCGATAACGCCTGGGGCCGGGGCACGCTCACCGCAGCCGCGAATGTTGCCAATGGCGACGTGGTGAGGATCGACAACACCTATTACCAGTTCACCACGGGTTCGGTCGATGCAGGCTCTCCAGCCGGGACGGCAGTTGCTCCGTGGCTGGTTGCTCGGGGTATCAGCACTGCGCTCTCGCTCGAAAATCTGTTTAACGCGATCAACGATACCGGCGTCGGGGGAACCGACTATTCCACGGTGCTGATCGCGCACACGACCGCGCGGGCATCGTCGAGCACGGCAAACGATCTCGTGGCGAGGGCAATCACGTTCGGCACGGCTGGAAATGCGATTGTGACCACGGAAACCGGCGCGAACCTCTCGTGGGGCGGTGCTACGTTCGCGGGCGGTGGCGCCCCTGGCATTATCGCGGTTCCGATGCCAGCCGACTATGCCCCGGTGAGCGTCGGCTACATCAACGGCTACATCATCATCGTGGTAGGGGCGGGCCAGAGCGTCAA